TCTCGCAGACCCAGCGCTCGAAGGTGTACGCCGTCGCCAACAACCAATTCGGCGAGGTCTGGTGGCTCTACCCGAGCACCTCAAACAGCGAGTGCGACTCGTATGTGTCGTACAATTACCGCGAGGGTCATTGGTCCATCGGCACCCTGGCGCGCACCGCCGGCACCGACCGCGGCGTCTTCAGCTACCCGCTGATGGTCTCCCCGGACGGCTATGTCTACGAGCACGAGGTCGGCGTCACCTACGACGGCACGGCGCCGTTCGCGCGCTCTGGCGCCATTGAGCTGGGCGGCGGCGAGAGGCTGATGGTGGCCCGGCAGGTTATCGCCGACGAGAACGCGATGGGCGCGGTGTCGCTGCAGTTCATCACCAAGTTCGCGCCAAGCGGCGCGGAGACGACCAGGAGCTACACCATCGACTCCATCTACACCCCGGTGCGATTCACCGGGCGGCAGGTTGAGATGCAGATCACGGGCGCGTCTCCGGCCACGGACTGGCGCGTCGGCACGATGCGGCTCGATGCCGTGGCGGGGGGAGAGCGATGAAAGAGGTCGAGGGCATTGAGCACATCGCGCCCTTCCGCGAGCTTATCGAGCGCGCGCTCGCCGAGGGCTACGGCCAGATGGGCTACCACGACGTGCTCGACGGAATCGCGCGCGGCGAGTACCAGTTCTGGGCCTCGAATGATTCGTGCGTGGTGACGACCGTTGACATCTTTCCGCGAATCAAGCAGCTCACCGTCATCATCGGCGCGGGCGACCTGCGCGAGATTGATGATGTGATACGCCCGGTCATCGAGGCCTGGGCGCGCAGCATCGGCTGCGACACGATGTTGATCATGGGACGCCCCGGCTGGCAGCGGGCGCTTGAGGGCTACAGACGCACCGCGGTGGTGCTAGAGAAGAAACTATGAGCAAGATTTTTTCGTCCAAGAAGAAGGAAGTCTCCAAGACGGAGATCGACCCGAGGATCTACGACCGCGTGCTGCGGAACCTGCAGTTCGCCGAGGAGGTCTCGGCGATTCCCTACGAGCCGTACCGCGGGATGATGGTCGCGCCGTTCACGCGCGACTATATGGAGGGCGAGGCCGCGACGCGCCGCATCGCGCGAGAGGGCGGCTTCGTCCCCGAGGTGGAGGCCGCCGCGCGCAACGCGCAGGCGCTGATGGGCTACCAGCCCGAGCGCATCAGCGCCGGCCAAATCGGGACCCAGTTCGGCGCGCGCGACATCGGCGCGTCGCTCGCGGGTGGCCCGGAGCGGGTCGCGGCGGGCGCCATCGGGACCACCTTCGGCGCGGCGCCCATCGGCGCGGAGCGCGTCGGTGCGGCCCTTGGGCGCGGCCCCGAGCGCATCTCTGCCGGGCGGGTCGGGACGACCTTTGCCCCCGGGCAGGTCAGCGCCGGCCGGGTCGGTACCACCTTTGGCGCGCGCGAGATTAGCGCGCCGGGCGCTGCGCCCACGGCGCAGGCGGCGGGCTTCTTGGACCAAGACCTTGGCCGCTACATTAACCCCTACGAGGCTGCCGTCACGCAGGCGGGGCTCGAGGACATCAGCCGCGCCGAGGAGCAGGCTCGAGGGACGCGATCAGCCCGCGCCACGGCGGCGCGTGCCTTCGGTGGCTCTAGGGCCGCTATCGAGGAGGGCATCGCCGCCGGCGAGGCCGCCCGCGAGCGCAACCGCTATGTGGCCGAGCAGCGCGCGCGTGGCTTCCGCGAGGCTGCGGCGCTGCGAGAGGCCGACGTCGGCCGCGAGCAGGCGGTGCGCCTCTCCAACCAGAACGCGGCGCAGAATGTGATAGAACTCGCCCAGCGCGGCGAGATCACGAACCAGCAGCGAGACCTTGAGCTCGCTCGGCTTGGGCTTACGGGAGAGACGACGAACGTCCAGGCCAACCTCGAGGCCGCGCGCGCGAACCAGCAGGCGCAGCAGGACGCGCAGCGGCTTGGGCTCACGGCCGAGACGACGAACGTCCAGGCGGCGCTTGAGGCCGAGCGCGCGAACCAGCAGGCGGTGCAGGATTACATGCGCATGGGCCTCACGGCAGAGGAGGCGAACCAGCGCGCCATGATGGACGCCGCTGGTCGCAACCAGCAGGCGGAGCTTGAGGCGCAGCGCCTAGGCTCAACCGCGCAGCAGTTCAATGTTGAGCAGGCGATGCGTGCGGGCCTCTCCAACCAGCAGGCGGTGCAGCAGTACATGCAGATGGGGCTGTCCGCCGAGGAGGCCAACCAGCGGGCCATGCTCGACGCGCAGCGGATGGGGTCGACGGCGCAGCAGTTCAATGTGCAGACTGGCATGGAGGCCGCGCGCGCGAACCAAGCCACCGGCTTGCAGGGCGCAGAGTTCCGGCTTCGCGCTGGGGGCGACCTGGCGGGATACGGCCAGACGGCGCTTGCGAACCGGTACGAGTCAGGGCGGGCGATGATGGGCCTCGGAACGCAGCAGCAGAATCTCTACCAGCAGTTCCTTAACGCGCAGCGCGAGGAGGACCTCCGCCGGCAGGAGTTCCCGCTGCGGCAGCTTGCGATCCGGCAGGGCGCGGTGTCGGCTTCGCCGTACAACGTGACCCAGACCGGGACCGTGACCGGGCGGCCGTCCTACTGGGACATGGCCTCGAGGGCCGCCGGCGCGTTTTTCCCGACCGGTTCCGACGAGGGCATGAAGCGCAACATCGGCGGCATCAAGAACCCGCTCGACAAGGTGCGCCGGCTCAAGGGCATCGAGTTCGAGTGGGAGGACGGCTACGGCGAGAACGAGGGCGAGGACAGGGGCGGCGAGGAGGACATGGGCATGTCGGCCCAGTCCGTCGAGCGCGCCATGCCCGAGGCCGTCTCGCGGCGCGAGTCGGACAACATGCGCCAGTATGATCTGCCGCAGGTGGTCGGGCTGCTCACCGAGGCCGTGAAGGAGCTCGACAAGAAGGTCGGCGGCAAGCGCCGCGGGAGGGCGTGAGGTGGACTTTTTCAAGAAGCTGACGGACCGCGCGGCGCAGCGCAGGATCGACGCCGACGAGGAGATGCTCAAGCGCTACGGCACGCGGTACGCCGAGGGCGGCGGGATGCAGCGCGGGCTGATGCGCCTAGCGGCGCAGGGCGGCGATGATGAGATGGACCTCTCGAGCACGCTCTCGGCCAGGGTGGGCCAGCCCACCGGCGGCGACCCGCTCGAGATGTACCGCAAGATGTACCGCACCTACGGCGGCCGCAAGACGCGCGGCCTGCTCTTTGATTGAGGACCACGAACATGGCAGAGAAAACAAAAAAGCCCGGATTTTTTAGCCGTTACGTCGGCGGCTTGCTGGGCGAGGATGTGGAGTCCATGACCCCCGAGGAGCGCCGCCGGGCGAACCTGTCCGTGCTCGGCATCATCGCCCGCGGCATGGGCTCGCCCGAGGCGGGCAGCGAGGCGCTCGCGCTTACCCGCGCCAGCCGCGCCGCAGAGCGTAAGGCCGCAGACGACGCACGCCGCACCGCGGCGGCAGAGGCCAGGATGCCAGACATTACATCCCGCATATTCGGTGGCCTCACCGGCACGACAATCGAGGCGCTTCCGGGTGCCGGCGGCGAGGCGGCCCCGCTTGCCGCGCGCCGAGTGCCAAGCCGAGAAGGGGCGAGAGAGGCGCTTAGTATGCTCTACGGCACGCAGGCTGGGCAGGATGTCGCCACGATGGCGCCGGGTCTTGTCGAGATTGCCACCGCGGGCGTCACCGGGCGCACGGTGGGCGGGTCGGTGTACAACCCGTTGACGGGTAGGTTTGACGCGCCGCGCACGGCGCAGGTTAAGACGCTTACCCCGGAGGAGGTGGTTGCCATTTCTCCCGCGTTGCGTGGCGCGGTAGTCCAGCGCTTGCCGAACGGTGAGCTCAACATTGTGAGCCAGCCGCCGCGGCTGGGGGCGGTTGGTGGTAGTGGTGGTGGTGCACCGCGAGTGGGCGGCGCTCCGGGGGCGGCTCCAGCGCCGGGCGCGGGACGGCTCGGGAACCTGCTCACGGCCGAAGAGCTGCGCGCCGCTGGATTGCCCGAGGGCACCGTGGCGCAGATCAACCCCAAGACGAACCAGATAAATGTTCTCAGCTCCGTGCCATCGACTCAGCGCGCCAGCACCGAGAACAAGGAGCGCTCCGTGCGCCGCATCGAGGCCGCGAGCGAGCTCTTGCAAAAGCAGCTTGACCGGGTGGCGACGGGCGGCCCGCTCGGTATCACCGGCGCGGTTGGGCGCATTTTTGACGCGCAGGACTCGCGCCAGTTTGAGACCTTCAAGGAACAGCTCTCAAGCGGTCTTCGTGCCGCGCTGCGCATCCCCGGCGAGGGCGCGCTGTCCGACCGCGAGCAGGCGCAGTACAGCCTCACGCTGCCATCTCTCGGCATGAGCAAGGAGCGGAACATCGAGATTATGCGCGCGCTTGAGGACCAGGTGCGGCTTGCCGCAGACCTTCCCACCCTAATCGAAGAAAAGCCCGATGGCGTCTCTGCCTCCGACTGGCTGATGATGCTTCCGTCTGAGCGCGCCGCATTCAAGCGCGCAGGAGCCAAGTGATGAACGAAGAGCAGCAGAAGATCCTGGAGCGGGCGCGTGCCCGCGCGCGCGGCGAGCAGGCCGCTCCAGAAATGGGTGGCCTTGAGGCCTTTGGCCGCGGCGCGCTCCAGTCCGTGAAGGACATCGGCTATGGCTTGCAGCAGGTTGGCGCGGAGGCCGGAAGCGCCGTCGGGCTCGTGGAACCCTCGACCGTGCAGCGGCTGCGCCAAGAGGAAGAGCGTCGGCGCGCCGAGAACGCGCCGTTCATGGAGAGCGGAGCCGGAAAGGCAGGCTACATCGCCGGCTCCATCGGCTCGCTTCTGGTGCCAGGCGCGGCGCTCGCGCGTGTGCCCGGCATGGTCGGCACAGGCGCGCTCGCGCTTACCGCTCCGACGACCTTCCGAGCCGCTGCCACAGGCGGCGGACTGCTGGGCGCTGCGCAGCCGCTCTCCGAAGAGGAAAGCCGCGCCACCACCGCCGCCATCGGCACCCTGGGCGGCACCGTTGGACAGGCCGTCGGGCGCGGCGTCTCGCGCATCGCGCAGCCCGTGACCAGCGCCGCCACGCCGCAGGTGGAGCGTGCCGTGCAGCGATTGGAGCAGGCCGGCGTGCCGGTGGACATCGCCGAGCGCATGGGCTCCGAGAACCTGCGCGCCGTTCGGCGCTTCTTGACCGACAACCCCATCTCGGCCAGCGTGATGAAGAAAGGCGCCGAGAAGACCCAGAGCGCCTTCAACACGGCCGCCCTGCGACTCATCGGCGAGCAGGGCGAGGCGGCGCTGCCCGAGGTGTTGGCGCGCGCCGACGATCGCATCGGCGCCGTCATGGACGGCATCGCCAAGAACAACCGCATCAAGGTCGATGACCGCATGGTCTCCGAGCTCGCCGCGCTCGAGGAGGCCGCGAGCATGACGCTTGAGCCCGCGCAGCTCGCCCCGC